CTATTATTGCTGCGTTAGCTGTAACGCCGTAAAATAGGGGCTTCGGCCCCTACCAATTATAGAGATCATGGGCACAATTACTGCACAAGCTATTATTGACCAAGCGGCAACGCAACTGCTTGATATCTCCAACATCCGTTGGACTCGGGCGGAATTGCTCAACTGGATCAATCTTGGCCAGAAGCAAATTGTTATCATTGCTCCTAACGCTACCAACAAGGTGGCTACGTATAAACTTATTGCTGGAACTCGGCAGTCGATACCCTCAGATGGTTGGACACTGCTAGATGTAATCCGCAATATGGGAACCGATGGCACAAAGCCGGGTCGGGCCGTTCGCCTAGTTTCAGAAGAGCTGTTGGATAATTTCAATCCCAACTGGCATGCAGCATTACCTACAACGGTTGTGCAGAACGCTATCTTCGATCAGCAAGATCAGACAATCTTTTATGTATACCCACCTAATAACGGGAAGGGTTATGTTCAGGTGAACTACTCACCTGTTCCTGCTACGCTGACTTCTGAATCTCAGGTTATTAGTATTAATGACATTTTTGAACCAATCTTATTAGATTACGTTCTTTATCGTGCTTGCAGTAAAGATGCTGAATACGCTCCGGGCCTTCAGTTGGCCGCTGGATATCTCCAGACGTTTATGACAGCGATGCAAGCTAAATCCAACGCTGAACTGGCAAACAGCCCGAACCAAATGCTTATGCCGTTCAATACTACTGTTCCGGGCACATCGTCATGACACAAGTATATGGCTCGTCAGTTTCGTATGAAGAGTTTCTTCCGGAAGTAATGCAGTACGTCCCGGACGTACCAGAACTCGTGGCAACAAACGCTATTCGCAACTCATGTATTGAGTTTTGTGAGCGCACTCGCTATTTGCAGTTAGACCTCGATCCGATTAGTGTTGTAGCTAATCAAGCTAATTATCCTGTATCTACACCTGTAGATACAAAGTTTGTCCTGCCAGAAGTGGCTTATTACGACAAAGTACTGCTAATCCCCAAATCTAGCGACGAGTTAGCTAATATCTATCGCCAGACTGATTGGCGGCAAGCTCAAGGCGCTCCTGCGTACATTACTCGATTGATTGCTCCGGTAATTTGTGTTGTTCCTACTCCGGTGTTTAGCAGTGAGGATACTTTGAATTTGCGAGTATCAATTGCTCCTACACGAGATTCTTCCGATATTGACTCTGAGATTTATGAGCAGTTTTTGGAAGTTATCAGCTATGGGGCCCGTGCTCGGTTGTATAACACCCCGAAACAAGCGTACTTTGACAAGCAGGCTGCGGCAGAGTATTTCCAAATGTACCGTCATGGTATCAACGAAGCAAGAATGCGGGTCGTAAAGGGCCTAACGCGAGATTCTGTTCGCGCCGAATTCCAGAGGTTTGTATGAGTGCGATAAGACTAGTCCAAGGCGACAACCTACCCGAAGTAACGCTTACGCTTACGGATCGCCAGAGCGGTGATGTTCTGGATCTTTCGGCTCCAACTACTACGGTGGTTGTTAAGTTACGCTCCGCCTCTGGTACAACGGTGCTGTCCACGCTAACTTGCTCAAAGCCAAACGGCGGTGCTGACGGAGTTGTGAAATTCTACTTCCCGGCTAGTACGCTAGATATCCCCGCTGGAAACTACCAAGGCGAAATAGAGATTAACTATAACGGACAGTACCTTACTGTGTTCGATTTGCTTCAGTTCGTGTTAAGGGCTGAGTTCTAATGAGCATTAAGGTAATCGTCCCGACTATTGTTTTACTGTCGGTCTCGTATGTCGATGTTGCAGCGCAACCAACTTATGTTGAGCCTGCGGCTAACGTCACGTACGTAGAAGCGTACGCCCAAGCAAACTGGCGAGATATACAAGTATTTGCCGAAGTAACAATGCCAGATGTTCTGGCTGTGGATGTTATTAATCCAACAGATTTAGTTGCAATCCAAACAATTAAGGGTTTTGCGGACTCGTTTGGGGTGTCTGAGCAAGATCTGACTAAAGTAGTCCAGAAAGTTATTCCGGACGCAGTTACTCCTACAGACATCGTCAAAATCTTGTTGATATACCAGCGCACGTTTACAGATGCTTTCGCAGCGCTTGACGCTGTATCGTTAGGCATTACAAAACAGCTAGAGGATTTGGTCGCAAATGCTGATTTACTATCGTTTAGCACAGCTAAGGGATTCAATGATGTTGTCGGTATGCTTGACAACATGGATACTGATATCCAGTATGAAATCATTAAAACAATCTCAGAGCTGATATATACAGCAGATGCGCATATAATTAGTAGTATCTTGGCTAAAGCCGACTCCGTGACTATGAGTAGCGCGGGCTTAGTCTTAATGCAGGATTATTGCGATATAACTTATTTCTTGGAAGATTATGTGGGCTCGTCCCGCTCGTTTACGTAAGGAGTTGTAATGAATACTAAAGACGATATCAAGGCGTCAGGCTCTTTACGAGTCGTAGTCTTTGATAAATCTGGTGCAGTTAAGGAAGAGCACGAGTTTAAGAACCTCGTGGTTACTGTCGGTAAGAACTTTGTTGCTTCGCGCATCGTTGGTACATCGGCAAACGTTATGAGCCACATGGCTGTCGGTTCGGGTACTACCCCCGCAGCGGCTGGTGATACTGCTTTGCAGACTGAACTCGGTCGCGTTGCACTTGCTTCGAATACGGCAGCAGCTAACGTCGTTACTCAGACAGCAACATTTCCCGCTGGCACAGGTACAGGCGCAATCACAGAAGCCGGTATTTTTAACGCATCTTCGGCTGGCACGATGTTCTGTCGCACAGTATTTGCTGTGATTAACAAAGGCACGGACGACGCGATGAGCGTCACTTGGACTGTTACCGTTAGCTAAAGGCTATAGATGTCTACAATCGTAACCCGCGCTGGTAAAGGAAGCCCCCTCACTAATAACGAGGTGGATGCTAACTTTGTCAATTTAAATACCGACAAGCTAGAAAATATTACTTCTACTGACGGTAGCGTTACTGTTTCCGGTACGGGTTCTACGAGAGATTTAAGCGTTGCTGTCGCTGCTTCGACGACTAACGTAGTAGTTCAAGTTCGAAACGCAACCGGCGCTACGGTAACAAAAGGTACAGTTGTTTATATGTCCGGTGCCAGCGGGCAATTACCTACGATATCAAAAGCCATAGCTTCAGGTGACGCAACTTCTGCACAGACTTTGGGTATGGTTAGTGCTGATATAGCTAACAACGCTACTGGGTATGTGACCGTTATTGGCCTAATCACAAATATTGATACGTCTGCATTTACGGATGGGGCTCAGCTTTACCTAAGCGGTACAGTTGCTGGTGGGTATACCTCAGTTAAACCTGTTGCACCAATACACTTGGTTTATGTCGGTGTTGTAGAACACGCGCATCCTTCGCAGGGTAAGATATTTGTTAAGGTACAAAACGGTTACGAGCTAGACGAAATACATGATGTGTTAATTAGCGCTCCGACTAATAATCAAGCGCTAGTGTACGACGCAGCCTCTGGGCTTTGGAAAAACGCAGCGGTGCCTTCATCGGGCGACCCGGCTGGTACTGCAGTTGCGATGGCAATTGCCTTAGGATAGATTATGGCTAATACATTTACTTCCTACATGAACAAAGACGTCGGAACTTCGGCGGCTACTGTTGTTACCGTGGGCGCAGCTACGCAAACTACGATCATCGGCTTATGTATGGCAAATACTGCGACAAGCCCGATTACAGCAAGTGCATATGTTACCCGCTCAGGCGTTGACTACTACATCGTTAAGAATTCGACAATCCCCGTTGGCGGCTCGCTTGTTACTGTTGGTGCTGACCAGAAAGTTGTGCTTATCACTGGGGACGTGCTTAAGGTAGTTAGTTCAGCAGCGGCTTCTATTGATTCAATTGTTTCTGTTCTTAATATCACTTAAGGATAAACAATGAGTTACATCGGAAATAACTTCCCTACAAGCCAGACGTTTACCGCGCCTGTTTTTTATGCCAACCCTTCGGCGATTACCGCATCCATTACCCTGAACACCGGGTTTAATTACATGAGTGCGGGGACTATTACGTTATCAGGAACTAATGTTGTAACTCTGCCCAACGGCGCGACATGGAAAATTGTTTAAGGACTAGCTATGACTATTAACTTCGACCCAGTCAACGGAATCATTGACACAGGCACCGCAGCTTGGGGTATCCCGTCCGGCACTACTGCACAACGCCCTTC